CAAAGCACTGCTGCGCGCCAAAGGGGATCTTGGCAATGATGGTGCCGCTAATAGCTTCCTCGCGGTACTTATTCATATGCGCGATCAGCAGGTACATACCCGCCTTGATTAGATCGGGCACGGCGGCGGCGTTGGTGTAGCCCGCCACATAGCGGATAGTGATCGGCGTGGCCTTGCCGCTTTGCAGCGTCGGCCAAACCTGATTGGGTTTCAGGGTGACAACGCCAGGCTCCTTGGCGGTGTTCACCTCGTAGACATCGGTGGATAGCGTCTGCTCTGTGCCGTCTGTGTCGTAATATTTCACGGTGGTCACACTGACAAGCGGTGGGCCGGGCAGCCAGATTTCATAGCTATTGGAAGTGCGCGGCCAGTCGTCGTATTGCGCCTCGATGGTCTGCGAAATAAGGCGGCGCTGCGTCATCGTCTCCGCCGTCATTCGCGCCGCCTTAATCCACATGGAAATAAGGGCATCGTCCGCATCGGTTTCAATGCGGGCGTGCAGCTTCGCCTCAGCAGCCGTGATCGGCTCGGTTGCCGGTTCGGTATGCACTCTGAGGCTTGCGGGGAGCATTAATAGCCGTCCACAACAAAGCTAAATTCGCCGGTCTTGGTGTCGCCGCCTTGGGCAACAACAACGCTGATCCGCTCATTGACGAGTGCAATGGGAACCAGTAGCGCACGGGTGCCGTCAAGTGTGGCCGCAACGCCCGCCGTGGAACACGCCTGCGTAAGCGGGTACTTGGTGGCGCTCGCGGTCACATTGGCCTGTGTCCAAAGCGTCTGCCCGGTTTCTTCGCTGGTAATCGTGAAATCGGCGGTGTCGGCAAAGTCGGTTTTGGCGTAATCAATCGCTACCAACTTGCCATTGAACGTGCGCCCGCTGTAAACGGTGGCATCGCCGCTGGAGTCGGTTTCTACGGCAACCGTGTCAATGATGATTGCCATGGCTTAGCTACCCACCGCGATCCAGTGGATCAGATAATTCTCAACCGTGTTGTAGGTGGAGCCATCGGCAACCGTAAGGGTGCCGCCGGTAAACGTGATATCCGCGTCGGAGGTGACAACGTTATTGCCGGTATTCAAGACCATGACCTGCGTTGCGGTAATCGCAGTCAGGCCGGTTGTGATCGCGACGGTGTTAGCCGACGCCTGCGCCGCCGAGACGGTAGTAAGCCCCGCCTTCACAACGCCGGTATTCGCCACGCCGTTATATTTGATAGCGCCGCCGGTCTGGATATTGATAATCCCGCCGCTGGCAACTTCGAGGGTCGCACCACCCGAAGTGAGGTAGACAAGTGCGCCGTTCTGCGCGACGACTGCCGCAGACGGAATCAGCGCAACGGAAAGGCAAAGCGCCAGGGCCGCGATGCAGGTTGCGCGGGTAAGTTTCGAGAATTTCATGGTGTTCTCCATGTTTGTTTTAGGGGGCCGGGCGGCGGGGAGGGGACCGCCGCCCGGCAGGACACTGGGGCAGTGAGAGGGACTTGTTTACGAGGTGCCTTCATCCGGCGACGGATTGATCTCTGCGGTCACCGTGCCGCTAATCGTGTTATCGACCGGCTCCTGGCGCGGGTTGTAAAGCTCCGCAACGACGCGTTCAACCGTGGTCGAGGTGCCACGCGCAATAACGCACTTCACATAGTCTTTAAGCGGGCGGGGGCAATCGAGGATCAGAAGCTCGTCCGAGGTGCCAGCCGAAATGCTGGTGCCTTCGAGGTCGCTGTAGGCATCCGCGCTGCCGTCGTCGTCGGACTGCTGAAGCTTGGCGGTGTTGTCCGCCGCCGCCGTGCCAAAGCGCACAAGGAAGCGCACACCGCTGTATGCCTGCCCGCCGCCGGGGCTGAGGTTCACGGCGTCAGACGTGACAGCCGTAGTGTTTGCGGACTGATAGGTCTTTACCCACTGGGTATAGACGGTTTCCGAAAGGGCACCGTTCATCTTATTTCTCCATGTTGTTGCGGCGCTTGCGCGACATCTGTGTGCCGGTCGCCGCTTGGTTCAATTGCAAGGTTTCAATTTCGCCGGACGGTGCGGGCTGGGCATGTCCAACCCGCACCAAGTCGCGGCCTAGTTCGTCGGGTACTTCGCTTGTCGCGCCCCGCTTAATTGCGAAGCGCGAGCAAGCGATATCTCTCAGTGCCGTTACCAGCCTTATGCGTGCATCTGGTTGTACTTGTTCGGGGGCGTACCCGCGTCAAGCACGTTTCCATCCGATTCCATGAACGCAAGGAAGCCGTCCTGATCGCTCTCACCAAGCAGCTCCGTGAAGCGCTGAAGGCGGATGCTCTGGACATCGCGGACGATGTACTTGTTCATGACGCCAAACGCGATGGGCTTGGTGGATGTGCCAATGTCCGGCATGTTGTCGTCGATGAAGATCGGGTAGCCGTTGAAGGTCGGCGGCGCACCGTTGGCGACATCCTTGCCCCACAGGTATTCAACGGTGCCGCTTGTGATCTGGCGAAGCGTCGAGCGCGTCGTCTTGTTCATAAGCAGAACTGGGTTCTGGCGGAGGTAGGAACCGTCAAGGCTGTCCGTGAGCTGGATAACTTCATTCAGCGTGATCGCGTCCGTAGCGGCGGCGGTAACACCAAGCGTGCCAGCGGTCAAAATGCCGTTGGGCTGCGTGGAACCGTTGCCGGAAATGAAGTGTTCGGCCTGGGCGCGGAAAATGCGCTCCATCAACAGGCGGGAGATCAGGCCCGGAATGTCAATGGCGGCATCGCGCAGAAGTTCACGCGAAACCGGCAGGGTGTCGGAGGTGTACTTGAACGCACGCAGCTTGACGCGGTTGAAGCTGGCCGAGGTGCGGGTGACCGTGGTTGCCTCGCCAACGATGCGGCCAGAGTTGCTGGTGTCGTTGATCGTCGGGTACGGGATTTCCGCGCTGGTCTCGGTGCGGATAACGTTGGCCTGCGTGCGCAAACCGCCGTAATTCAGGGACGCTTCCTCAAGGGCTGCGACAAACTGCGGCTGGATAAACACGCCACCGCTGCCGATCTGGCTGATGCCCATCGACAACTTCTGGACATCCGCGCTATTGCGCGCCGGGGCACCAAGGCGGATGGTGATTTCCTTGGATGCCGGATTGCAGCCAAGGGCGCGGGCGTCCTCGATGTCCTCGTGAGAGGCTTCGCTGAAGTTGGCCCACGCCTTGAACGCGCGGCTGGTGCGCTCGACAACTTCGTCGTTTCCGGCATTCACGGAAAGCGGCTGCGGGCCGGTGCGGCGGGAAACGTTGATGTTGGGCGCTGCGAACTTGCGGGCAGACGCCGCTTCGAGTTCTGCGGCGCGGTCGGCGGCGCGTTTAGACGCATCCGAGAGGGCGACGATCTGCGAGTCAATCGCCTCGATGTCAGCCTTGAGTTGGGTGTATTCGGCAAGCTGCTCAGGGGTTTCGACGTTCTCGCCAATTTCCCCGTTAAGCGCTTCCATGCGCGACAGCTTTGCGCCGCGCTGCTCTTCCAATTGCTTTCTGGTCACTTTCGTTTGCTCCGTGTTGTGGCGGAGCGAACGAATCGCTTAGCAATGGGCTTTTCAAATAGAAACGGACGTAGCTCCGCCGGATTGATTTCCGTGCTGAGTTACGCCCGTTACGACAGGTTTCACTTTCGGTTTGCGCCGCGCCTCAAACAACCACAGAGGGGTTGCCGATTTGCGTGACGTCTAAAACTTTCAACGTCAACATCAAGCTACCACAGATTTTTTTGCTTGTCAACTCTTCAGAGAAATAAGGTCAATCTCCCTGCGGCGAAGTGCGGATCGGCCCGAGTTGCCCCTCATTGCCGCCTTCAATTCCTCGATATATCGCTCTGCCGCCGCCTCATTCATGGCGATGGAATTAGCGTCTGTCATTGCCGGATTGACCACCGGGCCGATTTCATAAAGTGGGTCAATCTTGGTGATCCACTCCACCATCTGCCCGTTAATCTGCTCAATCTCGGAGTCGAGAATACGGAACATCATGCTGGAACCCTTGCAATCGCCGCGCTCTACCTTGGCATACGCGGAAATTGCCATCGGGTCTTTTTCGTTGATGGTGGTCACGTAAAACACGCCAACGTCATCCGCCTTCAGGGACACCGTGCCGTTCCCCTTGCGGCCAAGCAGGTAGTTTTCATCGTGGTTAAAGTAACTGTGTGTGTCAGACGTGGCAATCGCGTGGTCTAGACACCCCGTACGCAGGCGCAACGTAACCCCCCATTGGGTGTATTCGGTGCCAGGGGATCCGTTGTAGTACACGGCGCCATGCCCGCCAATCGCCGGTGCGCCGCCCTCTGAAAGGCACTGAACGCGCCCGAATGTGGTGATATCCAGCTTACGCGGCGCGGCGGAAAATGTGGTCGTTTGCATTACTCGAAATCTCCGCTGCGATGGTGGAGTTCATCGCGTGAAATGCGTTGTGGAATCCGTCCGGCATATCCTTTGCCACCTCATTGATCTTGATGCAGATAGCGGCGTTAAATTCCCTCAGAATCTCCGTAGTGGCGCGTTCAGGGTCAGCGCCAAACACAAGCGCAGCGGCCCGCCCTGGCCCGATAATCATGTCGGCAACATCATGCATGCGATACGACAGAGCAAGGTGCGCACGCCCACTGCCGCATGACCTGTGCGCCTGCAGAATTTCGCTTTA